GCAGCAACAACGTCGTCATGACGCATTTTAATAACACGTCTTAACTTCTGGATTAAATCTAACTCTTCCATTATTTCTTCCTCCTTTTTGTTTTCTTCTTCTTTCCAACAGGTTTACTCCCGTAAGTCTTCGTCCAATCACGTGCAATCTTTGGATGTCTCTTCCATAGATAACGTCTTTGTTTTTCTGACTTAAAAGGCACTATTTTTCGCCTTTTGGAATTGCATAATCTTTCAATACTTGTATTTTTTCTTCTGCAGCTGCAATTTTATGTAGCTGACAATCTAATTCTTTTTGATGGTTCAAATGTTCACTTACCCCTACTGAGTTTTCCAAAAGTAATTTAATAACTGCATCTGCTGATGCAATTTCGGCTTCGTACTGTTTTTCTAACGCGTCTATTAAGACTTGTCTCATTAAGCTGATTTTCTTTCTCTCGCCATTTTCTTAAAGGTTTTAGCTAAAGCTTTAGCTCTACCTGTACATCCTGGTTTTGTAATAGGAGTACATTTACCTTTAGTTCCTCTTTTTTCAATGGATTTGTTAACTTTTTGAATCCATTTACCATCTTTAGCTCCAACTCTTCCGCCATCAGCTTTGAGTTCACGAACTATTCTTTTTTTCTCTTCTTTTAAATTTCTTTTACCTTTTCGTGAATATCCTCTTTCAGCATCCACACGACCAAGTTCTTCCAAACGATTTTCTCGTTTAGTGTTACGTCTTTCAATACCATGACCTTTAATAGAAATATCGCCCATGTTATCTATTTATTTTTCCTCTTTTACGCTTGCCCCATTTTCCGTAGGACTCATCTCTTCTAGCTTTAAAAGATTGTTTTTTAGTGGATTCTTTTCCACGTCTTGCACTGATAGATTCATCTTCTCTATCTTTGTAACCTTGTTTCTTAGCTTTGCCGCCTTTCTTCATACCACTTGCGTATGGAAATCTGACATTGCTTCTTACTCCATTTTGTCTCATTATTTTTTCCCCTTCATTAATGCTCTACCAAAACCACGTTTTGCAGCTCCAGTAACGCGACCACCTTTACTTTTCATTGCTCTACCGCCTTCAGCAGCAGCAAAGTTTGGATCATCAAACATATCAAAATTTGGAAATGGTCTTGTTTTTTTCTGAATAAAAGTTTTAGGTGATTGTAGCATATCAGAACCTTTATCAGCTTCTGCTGCTGCAATACCTGTATCAATTGCTTTGTTTCTTCTATTTCTTCCAATAGCTGCCGCTCCTAAACCTAGCGCTGCTAGTGGTATTGCTTTTTTTAATATTTTTCTAAGTCTTCGTGACATAATGTTAATACCTATTATAATTGTTTACTAAACGCAAGTCTATTTCTTACCATTTCGGAATATTTGCGTTCCCTTAATTCCAAATACGCTCGCTACGACCAAAATCCACAAATTTGTGAACCATTTCGGCAGATTCGAAAAGTACTCAAAAAAGATATCTATCTTCTGCATAGCCGCCGGATCCTCTGTCCACACCGACCAAGCGAGCACAATTATCGGGAGCGTTAATATCGCAAGGACGATTTCGTCCTTGTAATCGTTTTGCCGGGCTTCTAAAAGCTTGCCCTGGTAAGATTCCTCACCTCGGGCCATACGCTCTGCATGCATAAGCTGTGCATCAGACATAGCCATCTTTGTCTTTTGTCGATTAGCGTATATCTTACTCCCAGCTTGTAAAGCAATTTTTGCTAGACCAAACCAAGCCATATTAGAACCAAGTAGCTTTTCTTTTCTTAGAAGCTAACATTCCTCTTTGACCTTGAACATCAACCTTAGTTCCTTTGTCAATTTTGGATTCAGCAGCTACCGCGTTCGAAATGATCTCGGATCTCGGGTCAATTCCAACGCTTTCAGGATCGGCTTTGTATTCTTTGCCGCCTTCTGGGTATCCTACTTCTTTTGTTACTTTTACCATGTTTTTCTCCTCTAGTTAGTTGTACCTTATCTTCTAGGACCTTTCAAGGTCTTAACGTCCTTACGTTTCATCCTATCAGAATAGACTTTAACGTCGTTAGACATTTGCTGTTTAGTGAGTGAAGTTTCAGCTCTTAATTCAGCTAAATCTTCGTTTTGTTCAAGTTTATCTTCTTGAATTCCTTGATTCATCATGGCTTTCATTCTATCCATGTTGATTCTCTCTTGGTCTTGTTCTCTTTTCTGTTCATTATCCATTGCTCTTAAATCAAGCTCTCTTGCTTTAAGTTTAGCAATTGGATCATTACCGAACTGACCCATAATTTTTAATTCTTCATCTTTAAACTCAATCATCATTTCAGCAATGAGTTTTGCTTTTCTTGCTTCAACTTTCATAGAAATTTGCATAATCTGTTGTTGAAACTGCGGATTCTGCTGCATCATTGGATTTTGTTGAGCCATTTGTTGTAATTGTTGTAATTGCATCATCTCTTCTCTGAATTCTACTTCAACTTGTTCCTGAGCCATCATAGAAATGTGTTCAAAGCAGTTTTTTTCTAATGCACCTAAAATCATAGGATTATTTCTAGCTAAATTAGAAGACATAAAGGATAAATGCGAAGTTATGTGTGCTTGATGATCTTGACCTTTAAAAGCTTGGAAAGGTTTGGCAGATAAAGCCATAATATTCTCTACCGCAGGATCAATGGGTGTTGGTTGTGGTGGAGGAGGTAAAATTTTATCAATATCTTTAACTCCAATCGCTTGATACATCGAACGATAGGCTTCATATAAATTATGAAGTCTTGGATTCGCCATAGCAAGTTGTAATTCTGTTTGTGCCATAGAAATTCTTTGAGATTGTGAAAAAATATTCGGATCAGCAATAGGAATAATATCTATCTTGTCATCAAAGTCTGTAACTTTAACATTTCGTTGAGCTCCTACAACATCGTAAGGATATTCAGGAGGCAAATAAGTTTTAAAGACATTAGCCAATAAACTAAATTCTTGCTTCATGGCAACATATAAACGTTTGTGAATCGCTGACATGACTCTTGAACCACGTTCTAAGAGAGCAATGGTTGTCCCAACAGCGGCCTGCTGGTTGCCGTCTCCAACCTGCATATCAGCGATGGCGGCAAATCGTTGTCCGGCCTGCACAACAATACCCATTAATTGTAGTAGTGTTTGTGAAGGTTCCTTAAAAGGAAGAGTCATAAATGCATCCTTGATACTTCCACCAGGTGCATCGACATCTCGGAATTCGCCAGGCTGTATTGCTTGAGCTTCGTCTCTTACTCGTATGCCTCGTTGTTTGAATCCTGCAGGTAAGTTACTTAACGTTCCTGCATCCAGCAATTGACGTAGAGCAGTGGTTGCTGTTCTTGATAAACCGCCAATCATGTGTATTAAACCAAAACCATAAAAACCCATTCCAGGTAAAAATCTAAAGTGAACAAAGTATTCAACTTTCTTTTTAAGGGGGTCATTTGGTTGATAGTTTCTTCGAATAGAAAGAACTGATCTCATATTTTTTTCAACTGTAACAATGTAAGGAAGTTTAATTCCCGTAGGTTCTCCAGTTTCAAGATTTACATCTTCAAAACCAGGAAGGTCTAAATAAACATGAGCTTCGATAAGTGTAAAAATATCTTCGTCTCTTGTTTTCTTAATTCCTTCCAGTTGTCGTTCTCTCTTTTCAACTTCTGTTTCTTGATCGTATCCTGGCTTTAATTCAACATCTCTATAAAAGCCACTCACTTGTTTTTTTCTTAAATCATTCTCCGACATTTTAACTGTGTGCATCACAGAGTCTGCATCTTCAATAGATGTTGCTGTATAGGGCACAACTAAATCATCAGCCGGTACAAACTTAGATACCGCTCTGCCTTGAAGTTCATCGTAATAAACTTTCTTAAAGGCAGAGCCGGCAAGAGGGAGATAAAAAAGCATTTGATCAAATTCGGGTTCATACTCTTTCATCACATCCATGAGCTGATAGTTCATGAAATTTTTTACTCTAACCGCTTGTTCTTCTTTTTGACGGCTAGGTTTTCCTAAGGATTGGGTTCTAACAGGACCATCCGCAGGAAGTAATTCTTTATAAGCTTGAGCTTGAAATTGGGTAACCGCTTCAGCAAGAACTGGGTGAGTTGCACCACTAGCACCTTGGAAGGGTTGTGTAGGATTTACATATTTAAATCCTAATAAATCTAAACCTTTAGTATATGTGTCTTCCCAATCTTTTCTGGAAAATTTATATTGAGAATAATCATCAAATAGTTTTGACCCTAGTTTTCCTAATTCATGATCATCAATTTGTTCTGCTAAATTATCAAAATGATTTTGACTCATTTGTTGTTGAGCCATCGGATCGAAATTAATTTCCGCTCCACCTTCTTCATCCATAACAACTTCAGTTCCCTCAGGATTAACTGTAGATAATTTATCGGTTTCTGTAACCGTAATCTCTTCTGGTTGTATATTAACTTCTGGGTCTACGTTGGGTAGAGCCTTGTCTATTTTGTCTGCCATTTATATCTCCCGAATTTATTATTGTTTTAACCTGTTTAGATTTAATATTCAAGCCTTGTGGATCAGGTCCCTTAATTGGAGGGATTGCTTTCCACTTCACGTGTTGCATATTTGCAACAAGAGTTTTATTCTCTGTTTTTCCAGATGTCATAACCTTTTAATCCTGCTGATAGCGCTAGTCCCGGTAATCCGAATCTACTAGATATCATTCTTAATGTTGAAGGCTTCATTCCTAATCTAAGGGCTTTAGATAAGATACCCGTTGCAGGCATTCCTCGTGTTGCCATTCTTGCTCCAGTACTCGCAAATGCCGGTCCCATCCAATTAAATGGATCAGTTGCAATATCTTCTAGTTCTGCTCCTCCTTTAACCTGAGCAGCAATACCAATCGGTAAACTTGCCGCTACACCTAATGGAGAAAACGATCCTGCTAATACTTTTCCTACGGGTCCGAGAGCTTGTCTTGGAAGACCAAAGCCTTTTGCTTTTCTAGCTTTCATCATGGCACTAGAACCGGGAATCGCGGCTGCTGCTCCTCCCACTATACCTGGATACTGCCATTTTAAAATTTCTTCATCCACTTTTGGAGTTTCTGCTTCAACCATAGATAACAACATTCCTTTCTGTTGTTCTGGATTTGATAAATAAGTTGTTGGGTCGTCATTTCTAAATTGTTTCACTAAAGGCT